CTGCCCCTTGGACGGTTGCTCTGCATCATCTTTGGGGGATTCTTTCAAGAATGCTTCCACCCATCGATCAGGAGGGGATGTGGTTGCGCCTAATTGCTCACCGACCTGTTCTTGAAGCGATTCAGTCTTCAATCGATGGGAATTTCGATCTGTCTTTGGATCAGTGGAAAGGTCTGGTTCAAGATGCGAGAGCAGAGTCTGCGGACGCTGCCGGGAAAATCGGGAATAATGCAACGGCCAATGCTAATGCCTTCTACTTGATGCTGAAGAGGCTTAGTGGGAAGTGGCAGGATGTCGCCAATGTTTACGCTGCAAAAGACAGTAGGGAAATGGGCCGAAAGTTTTGGAGTCTTGATGCCGGGGCTCTGGGAATCAAAAACAAAGTTCAGAGGTTTATTGGTCTCACTTTCGGGGTTCCGGGAGTCATCATGGATCGTTGGAAGTTCGTTGAGCTTTGGCTGCCTACGGCAGTTAAAGGAACCGGTTCAGACTCTTCGAGAGACTTCTTTAAATACAGCAAAACGACACCAGAATCACCTTTGCCGATCTACGGGATCTATGGGGGTTTGGACGCGAAGAATATTGTGGTTTCTACCGCTCTGTATGAGGGACTAGAAGTCGCGATGCAGGAAGCAATCAATCGTTCTCCTGAACTTCAGGACCTGCTCGGAGACCACCAAAACCCTGGAGGTCTTCACTGGTATGGATGGAATGCCATCAAAAACGAAGCAGTCGGACACAGTAGTCTGGACCTTACAAAAGACCTGATTAAAAATTATGGGCTGGATTTCGGCATTGAAGCCGTAGTAAAACAGGTTCGTGCAGGAGAATATTTCACAGAAGGAACAATCGGATCTTCCGAAAATGCCAAAGTTTTCCTCAGAAAAGGAAAGATTGAGGTCTCTCGCACCCGCATTTCCAGCGGACTTCAGTCAGGACGAGCACCCGGAGTTCTCGGACGAGGAACTGGCGAAGGAACTGGCGAAAGCGGACAAGGAGTAAGCTTTTCCATCGCCAACACCGAGGTCACCCCGACCGCTCAGACCCGCACTTTCCCCACCGCCAACGGTGGCCTGATTGGCCCCGCCACGTTCTCCATTCGCGCCTACCACGGCACGCCCCACAAAGTCGACCGATTCTCCACCGACAAAATCGGCACTGGCGAAGGCGCCCAGGCTTTTGGCTATGGACTCTACATGGCCGGAGATCAAGCAGTGGCCGAAGGCTACCGCAAACGCTTGAGCCAAATAGAAGGGACGGGTGATATTGCAGTCGCCGAGCGCCTTCTCGAAGCCGTAGGAAACGACATCGCCGCGGCCCTACGCGAAATTGAATCCCGCCGGAAACTTTCCAACATGCCCAACTCCCAAGCCAAATGGGACCGCATCACAGAAATCATCCAAACAAGGTCCGGACTTTCCAACCTCTACACCGTCACCTTGAACGTGGAGGAACACCAGCTCCTCGATTGGGATAAGCCGCTCAGCGAGCAAAGCGAGTTTGTAAAAACAGCCCTTGGGGTTGTCGGCCCAAATGGCGAACAAGACTTGGAGTTTTCTTCAATGACAGGCTCTCAATATTACGAAAACCTCGCAGACGAAATCGGAGGGATTGAAGAAGGCTTCGACCTTGGCCTTGACACAAGGATTCAAGGAACCGAACGGGAAACAAGCAGTTTCCTTTTCTCCAAAGGCATCCGCGGAATCCGCTACCTCGACGGCAACAGCCGCGCCGATGGTGAAGGCTCTTACAACTACGTCATCTTCGACGACGCCGACATCGAAATCCTCGAGGAAAACGGCCAGCCGGTCTCCCTCCCCCAGCCAGACACCTCGTTCTCCCTCTCCCCCCGCGGAGTGGAGCGCCTCGAGCGGGCCATCATCGACAAGCTCTCCAAAGGCCCCGAGGAACGCGCCGACTACGCCGCCCGACTCATCGACCGCCTCGACGGCCTCCGCCGCAAGATTGCCGACAAAGGCCAGCTTTCCGAAGCCGACCGCATCGCCGAGAACATCCGCGAGGCTTCCGCGATCTTCACGGCCCTTCCCATCGACGCCCGCACCCGCGCCTCTTTTCCGATCCAAGCCATCATTGAGGCCAAGACCGAGCGTGGCCGCCTGACCGTCCTCGAAAACATGATCGACAGCGCCGACAAGGCGCTCGAATCCTACCTGAAAAAACAATACCTCGACCAGTTCGAGAAGCTTTTCGACCTGGCCAAGCCGGACCTCCTCCCCTCGAAGTCCCTCCGCACTCGCCTGGTCCCCGAGCAGCAGCGCCTCGCCTCGCAGGCTTTCGAGGCTTCCATTCTCGAGCCCGCCGAAGTGATGAAAGGAATCGTCGCTTCCGACGCCATCATTGCCAAAGCCACCGCCACCTTGAATGACCTCTACGCCAACGACGGCGCAGCCGAGGACATCGCACGGGAGGAGAAGGCCATCCGCGACGCCGAGCTTGCCCAAGAAATGCTCGAGGTCTACGGCGCCCTCGCCAAACAATCCGCCGCCGAAATCGCGCAGGCTTACAAGCACCTCAAAAACATCTATTCCAAAGGCCGTCAGGCCCGGGAATTCCTCGACGCCGGACGCCGGGAAGAACTCGCCGCCATGCGGGCCGACATCCTTCAATCTCTCGGAGGCCCGACCGACTCCCTGGAATGGGCAAAAAACACCGCGAGCGAAGGATACAAGCAACGCCTCGACGCTTTCCGCTTTTCTTCTCTCTCCTTCCACCAGATCATGGAGGAGCTTTTCCCCAATTCTCCCACTGCCCGCCAGTTTCAAGACCGCATCCGCGCCGCCGAGCGCCAGACCGCCCAAGCACGCATCGAAACCCGCGAACGCTTCGAAGCACACCTCACGAAGCGATGGGGCCCCGGCAAGCTCAAACACAACAAGATCCTCGCCGAGCTTTCCCAGCGCCGGGAATGGACTCGCAAAACGAGCAAAGGCGACCGCCCGCTTGAGATCCGCGAAACCACCAAGACCAAACGCGAAAAGCTCCTCCCCGATCAAGCCCGCGCCATCCTCGCCGGCACGATTAAAACCGGATGGGAAAACGACCCCATCGCCATGCAGTCACTCCGCGACGCCCTGGCCGACTACGACCTCAAACGCCTCCGCGACAAGTCCCGCGCCGAGTTTGTTTACTTCGACCGCACCATCGCCCGCTCCCCGAGGAAAAAAGTTTTCATGTCAGACCTCGAGGCCGTCTATCTCCTCCAACTCGCCGCGCAGGCCCAATACCTCCCGGCCCTCGACCGCTACGGCTACACCGAGCAGATTCTCGACCAGATCCGCGAGACTCTTTCCGATCCCGCCCGCGACATCCGCGATTTCCTCACCACGGAATACGCCGGAGAATACGCCCGCCTCAATGAGGTCTACCGCTCCCTTTACTTCATGGACATGCCTCAGATCCGGAACTACGCCCCGGGGAAATTTGAGCATTCCATGTTCACCACCGAGCCCACGCCCGACGGCACGGAAGGCCCCCAGGTCAATGCCATGTCGGCCGGATTCACGAAGACCCGCGAGCACCACACCGCCCGCCCCCAGCAGGTGAATGCCCTCGACGTCTTTTGGAATCACACCGAGGCCACCAATTACTTTATCGGATGGGCCGAAGTGATCCGCGACATGAACGCCGTGTTCAAAACTCCCGAGGTCCGCCGAACCCTCGAGGCCCGCTTTGGCAAGGAAATCGCTGCCGATTTCTTCAAATGGATTGACCAGCTCACCACCGACGGACGCTCCAACGCTACGGAATCCTCCGCCATGCGCCGCATTCTCAACAATGCCCAGGCCTCGCTCTCCGCCATCGGCCTCGCTTTCAATGTCGGCTCACTCCTCAAACAGATTTCCGCCGGCACCGGCGCTTTCATGGAAATGCCCACGAAGGCCGCCGTGAAAGGCCTTTATCTCGCCATCCAAAACCCGTCTTCATTCAAGCACCTCTGGAACAACGAGCGCATTCAGCAACGAATCAAGATGGGAATGTCGCCCGAGGACCGCGCCCTCCTCGACGCCTCGAACGCGAAGCCTTCTCAGATCATGGCCATCCTCGAAGCCGGCCGCGCCCCGCTTGGCTGGACCGACGCCCTTTTCACCACCCTTTCCTCGATGGTCGCTTACAACTACCACCTGGACCAAGCTCTCAAATCAGGCCTCTCAGAAACCGCTGCCGAGGAGCACGCAATTTCCGTCATGGACCGCGTGATCATCCGCACCGCTCAACCAGCCACCACCCAGGACAAATCCCTGATCGAAAACACCACCCAGGGACTCGGGAAATTCCTTCTCATCTTCCGATCCGATCCCCGCCAGAAAATCGGCCTCGCCCTCGAAGCCATCCGCCAATACCGCACCAACAAAATCACCAAGCAGGAACTCGCCCGCCGCTTCTTTTGGGGCTGGGTCATGTATGGCCTACTCGCCCAGCTTGCCACCGACGTCTGGCACACCATGAGCCGCGAGGATGACGACGATGACGATTGGTCCCTCGACAATTACCTCTTCGCCGCCGCCGCTGGCCCGCTCTCCGGACTCCCGCTTTTCGGCGCCATCATCGAAACCGGAATCCGCGGACTGATGAACGCCGCCGGAGCCGACCTGCAGATCTTCGCCAACTCCACCAACCCGCTCGACAAAGCCGCCGACGGCATTCTCCGCAATCGTTTTATCCGCTCATTGAACGACGACCAAGACGACACCGCCACCGAGCTCATGAATGCCGCTCTCCGCGACTCCCGCGACTGGGCCCAAATCATTGGCACCTTCAACAGAGCCGCCGCGATTGTCCCGGTCACTCTCCGCGTGGTGAAGGACGTCACCGGCATTATCGACAACGTCCTCCCCGACTCCCGCACCGAAAAGGACCTCGAGATTATCGCCGAGCTTTCCAAGACCGCCGAAGAAGCCCGCGACACCCGGACGGAACGCATCGACGCCCTGGTCTCTGAAATCCGCGAGCTCGATCCCGAGGAACAACAAGCCCGCCTCGAAGACCTCGACACCACCCTCGCCCGCTCAGTTCGCCGCCAGCTTTCCAACGCTGAAATGACCCGCGTGGAAAAAGCTCTCCGCCGCCTTCCCACCAAGCAACGCGCCACCGCGATTGAAACCATGATGAAGGAACGCTCCCCCGAGCAACGCTCCACTTTCCGCCGTCGCCTCGAAGACCTTGGCATTCTCACCCCCACCGTGGACGCCCTCCTCAACTAACCCGCCCACGGAAAAGCCCCTCCCCGGTGAAAATCAACACACAAAAAACGCCGGGAAGGGGCTCAACGTAATGAAACGAAACAACACAGAATTGCTTGCGTGCTCATCATCACCCCGCCCCCCTGTGCGTCAATAAAATATTGCGCCAAAATCCCCCCCGTGGTATCCCGCCACCATGAACAAGCTCAGAATCCTCGGACTGATCCGACACCTCCTCACGTTCGCTGGTGGCTACTTTGTCGCCTCCGGCAAGCTCGACGAAGGAACCGTGAACGAAGCCACCGCCGCCGGCGTGACTTTGATTGGCGTGATTTGGTCTCTCATCGCCCCCGAAAAATCCTCCACATGAAACCTCTTCCCGCCCTCCTTCTCCTCGCCGCCTGCCTCGCCCTCCCCGCGTGCCAGACCCTCGACCGTGTTCTCACCGTCGACAACGTCGCCCGGGCCCTCCAGATCATCGACAACAGTCAGGCAATCTACGAATCCGCCAAGCCGCCTATCATCATCCCCGAGAAATGAACCAACTCGCCATCGGCCAAGACCAGATCGAAAACGCCTCCGCCATCCGCCGCGTGCAGTCGCACCTTGGATTGGTCGCCGACGGCTGGCCGGGCGATAAAACATGGGCCGCAATCCAAGCCGCTTTGGACATCACTCCGGAGCGGACCCCATCGCAATGGCCAAACGAGGATTATGCCTCGATGGTCGATTTCTACGGCGCGGCCGGAGCCGAGGGAAACCTCGTCCGTTTTTCCATGCCCTACCCCATGCGCCTTTACACTCGGAGCGCCCCGGCCACGCTCAACTCCCACCGGTGCCACCGGAAGGTGAAAGACTCTCTCGAAGCCGTCCTCGAAGACCTCCTCAAAACCTACGGCCTCGCGTGGATTACTCACCACGGCCTCGATGTTTTTGGCGGATGCTACAACAACCGATCCAAACGCGGCAGCCAGTCCAAATCTAAACACGCCTGGGGCGTCGCCATCGACCTTGCCCCTGCCGAAAACGGACTCCATACCCCATGGCCCGGAAAAGCCACCATGCCCGTCGAAGCCATCGAAACTTTTGAAAAGCACGGCTGGAAATCTCTCGCCCGGCAAATCGGCCGCGACGCCATGCACTTCGAAGCCACCTCTTAACCTCATCACCAACCACCACCCATCATGATCCTCGCCGACACCAACCCCGTCATCATTGACGACATTCTCCCCAAAGACTACCTGGTCGCCGCCTACTCCGGCGACGTCGTCATCGAACTTCAAACCACCGACGGCTCCTGGGAACTTGTCGAAGGCTCCCCTCTCCTCGACGGCCAAAACCGCCGCCTCGCGATTCCATCCTACAGTCAAAAGATCCGCGTTTCCACTGTCAGCGCCGGGACGGAATTCCTGATTTCCGAAGCTCAGTAACCCTTTCCTTTTGGCCGTGTCTCCCGCTCTTACCACCGAAGCCGGACTTTTCCCCCAGGCCGGTCTTTACAACCGCGCCGGACTTTACCTCCGTTCCGGCTTCGCCCCCCTTGACCTCAACCCCCTCCTCGCCTACGATGCCGAGTCCTCGATGGTCGCACCGTTTGAGCAGCCGACCCTCGACCTTGATCCGTCGAATCCCTCCAGCCTCGACATCATTACCGCAACCAGAGCGGGCGTAGCGACCTACACCGATGCCAATGGAGTCGTCCAGTCGGCTAGTGCCGACACGGTGAGGGTGGATCATGTGGACGGAGTGCCAATGATTCTCGTTGAGCCAGCAGCGACGAATAGGTTCACGCATTCAGAGGGAGTTAATAATTATTCCAATCTTGGTAAAGCCAACTGCTCTTACTCGGTAGACTCAAATCCTTTTGGCGGGTTTAGTGCGAGCTGCAAAATAACCAGCAACACTTTTACCAGCTCATACGTTCGCGCCGTTTTGCAGTTTTACTCTGTCAGCGGGGAAAGTAATTATTTTACTTTTAGAGTGAAGAAAAAAAGCGGCTGGTTTCTTAATGCGCAATCGGGCAATGGCACTTCACCATCCTCAGTCATATTGGATCTGAGCGGAGCAGGCTACATAAGTTCTAGCGGGACGACAGCAAGCAGCTATCTTGTAAAAGAATTTAATGATTACTATTTAGTCGGCATTGAAACATTACAGACTGGGACAACTACTGCTGGATTGTTAAATTTGCAATTCTACAACAATAGCTCTTTAGCTAATTACGACTTGGATACAGTCGAAGAGTTTTTTGTGACTGGAATCCAATGGGAGAACAATTCAACAGTCGCCACCTCCTACATCCCCACATCCGGCAGCACGGTCACACGAGCCGCTGACAACCTTGTGATTTCTGGCAGTGACTTTACGGACTTCTTCAACAGCGGAGGCGATGGCACGTTTTACGCTGAAGCGGTATTCCGTCAGGACAATAATGGCGACGGCCAAAGTCTACTATACGGCCAATCTTTAAACTACCGCTTTTTATATGGATGGGACGGAGTAATGCGAGCTTACGACGGGGCAACTATAGCTTCGACAATTCCCACAATGTTTACTGTTGGAAATCTTACGCGAACCGCAGTTACTTTTAATTCCAGCACAATAGGTATTTCTCTTGACGGTAGCTCAACTTCATCAGTCTCTCACAATGGCAATCTGTCTTCTGCAAATGAACTAAATATTGGAAATGCTCCAAATGACAATCTCAACGGCCACATCAAACGCATCATCTATTGGCCCTACCACTCAGACGATCTCTAATCATGGCCCTGAATCTCTCAGATCTCACCAGTCCCTCAACATCCGATGATGTTCTGAGCGACATCTACACGACCGCGGATCAGGGTGACGGGATCGCGCTGATGATCGACCTATCTGACAACGAAATCGACGCCACTCAATCGACGGCCCTTTACCAGCCTGTCGCCTACGTCAACTCTGTCGATGGAACGTTCGCCAGATTCGACGGCATCGATGATCGAATGTCGTTTACCCTGGCGAGCCCGATCATAAACGGCACGGTATTTTTCGCCACAAAAAATGGATGTCACTCCGCAGCGATCAATCTGGTGGCTGGAACGCATGATTTCACTGCGAACGAACTTTCCTCTGTCAGTTATGGATCTTCCAACGATCTTGTCGCACTTTACCTGTTCGACTATGCCGTGCCCGAAGCTCAAATTTCTCAACTGACATCCTACGTTGTCAGCAAAGGAGCGGCTGAAAACAGTTCGCCCTAAATCGCCACGAATGGGAAACATACCACAAGCAATGGCAGAAACACACCGATATTTTAAATGCGAGGCAGCGACCTACACCCAACTCGCTGCCGCGGTTGACCAGTCACGGGGCTACCCACATGGCGTCGGAACGAGAGCCGTGACGCTTCGGGGCCTGCCTCCGTTCGACGAGTTGGAGCTTGCCAACGATAACAGCGGGCGAGGACTCATCGCTATCGACAAGTGGCGATTCACACCCTCCGACGACGAGGAGATGCTCGCGCCAGCGATTCAGGCTGGGCTGATTGAAGAATTGACCAAAGAGGAGTTTGAGCAATTCACTTTCCCACTGACCCCATGAGCGACACCACGATCCTTACCCTGGGCGGAACAATTTGCACCGCGTTGATAGGCGCCATTGCCACGCTTTGGAGGGACCAGGTGCAGTCGAAGAAAAACGGAGAGCAACGCGAAGCCCGGGCCGAGGAGCGGTATCTCCGATGCGAAGAGCGTCACAACGAAACCCGGACGGATCTTCTCCGCGTGACCGAGGAGGTTGGCCAGCTCAAAGGCACGATCCACCTAGCCAGCGAGCTTGGCCCCAAGCTCGACCGCCTGGCCGAACGTCTCGAAAACCAGACTCCCCCCGACCGGCCAGCGTAACCTCCGCCATAGATCCCGCCATACACCGCCGGGAAAAGGTTACCTTTTATTACTCTCAGCGAGTTAAGTCCCGGTAAAGTTTCCCCCTCCAAAAAAACCCCAAATCCCCGTAAAGACTTGGTGGGCAGGGCTGGATTCGAACCAGCGTACTCCGGAGAGAGCAGATTTACAGTCCGCAAAACGCTTTACCGATCTCCGTAAATCCATGAAAAACCTTGCAAAATCAAAGGTTTCAAATTTCCCGCGCCGCGAGATCCACGCACAAAGGCCACTTTTCGAGTAAAGTTCCGGTAAAGTTTCACGCCCTCAAACGCACCACCTGATCCCCGAGAAGATCCGCCGGACGGAGCGCGAAATATTCCTCGCCTTCACTCCGCGGCCGGGGCTGGTGATAATGCGCGTGCATCATCTTCGGGCTCGTCCCCATTTCCTCCGCCACTTGCGCGATATTCCGCACCAGCGCATTTCGGTGGCTCCCGTAGGTATGCCGCAGCCAATCATGCGGCCAGCCTTCCTCCCGCCCGAATTCCTCATCCATGGCCCTACCAAGCCGGACCGTCTCCCGAGCTTGCGCCATGCTCATCGTGGCCACCGGGAAAAATTGATCCGGCTCCCATCCCGCCCACTTCAACCACGCCCGCAGACAATCCGAAATCGGAATAACATGAGCAAAGGTTTTTGAAACCTCCCGCGAAACGTAAATTACCCCGTCCTCGAGGGAAATGGCCGACCGACACAAACCCACCTTGCCCCTCCGCGAATCCGGCGCAGTTTGCTCCGGACGCATCCCCGCAAAAAGCCCCAGCACCACCGGCAACCGCCATTCCTCTCTCACATTCCGCAGGAGCCAAAGCGTTTCCGCTATTGTCGCAATCCGGATTTCCTTTTCCTCCGGCGCTTTCCTGCGGAGCCTCGACGCCACCGCCGCTTGTTCCGTTGTCAGATAATCCCGGGCCCCGGCCCAATTCCACAGCGCCACCGCCGCTGCCCTGATGTTATTCCTCCGGCTGGCACTCAGCCCCGAGACTTTCGCCTCAAACCACTTTTCCAACTCCCTGGTCGAAATCGTCGCCATCGCCACTCCCGGGAATGCCGCCGCCAAATTCTCGAGAATCGCCCGCACCTGGCGCAGGTGCGACGTCTGCCCCTTCTCGCTTTCCTTCTCCGCCAAATACTCCTCGACCATCTCCGCCAGCTTGGAGCCCCGCCGCCGGTCTTCCACCACCCGCAGCACCTCCCGCAATTCCTCGACCGACTCCACCCGCTTTGCCAGCTCCACCACAATCGCCCGCTGTTCCCCCGTGATGCGCCCGAGAAACTCCTCCCCGGCCGCCAAATCTCTCAAATATTCTTTCGCCGCCTTCGTTGCCTCCGCTTTCGCCACCCGCGTGACCGCCTTCCCATTGGCTTTGAATTGCCAACCCTCGCCGCCTCCCCAGCGCACCCGATAAACCACTACCGAGAACCGACCCCGACCGACCCGGAACGACTCCGCTTTCATGTCGGAAGTGAATAACTCCCCGCCTTTTGAGTCAATTCCCTTGTTTTTCATTCACTTTTCCACAGTCTACCAAGGTCATGGGAGCGCAGGACCGCCGCGAATACTTCCGCCGGCGCCGTCAAAAGTTACAAACCGACGAGCAATGGAAAACACAGGAGGCTGAACGGAAGGCCGCCTGGTATCGCCGCACCCATAATCCAAAGCCCAAACTGTCCGAGACTGAGAAACAAGAGCGCCGCCGCCAGTATGACCGGGAGCGCCGCGCCCGCCTCGCCCAAGATCCGGAATGGCTCGAGGCCGAACGCAAACGGCGCCGCGAATCCTATCACCGCAACAAACATTCACCCCCATGAACACCTTCAAACTTTGCAGCATCGCCACCGCCATCCTGGTGCTTTCCTCTCTTGGCTTGTTCATCCTCGCCATGCGTGCCCACGCGCCCACCGCCAGCGTGCTTTCATTCTTCGCTCTCATGTCGTTTGCCTTTCTGTCTTACGTCCACGACCGCCGAACAAACCGGTAGCCAAACAGGTCGCTCACGCCAACCGGCTACGCCGGCGGGTGATCTTGGCTGTTCACCCTAAATCATCGACGCATAGGCCGTTCTTTTCTAACAGCTTGTTGATCTGGGCAACCGCCCGCCTTTTCTTAAAATACTCGACTGCCTCTTCGACCCATTCCTCCAAATGGTCGTCAAAATTCGAATGATCTTCTGGCACAAACTCCCACAACAAAGCCTCATCGACAAGCGCGCGCCAGTGAAGCCCATCACTAACGCCGCACCATCCTTCGCTTTCGATTTCTGGCAACCCGTGATCGGTTACAATCTTTTCGATCACCACCAAAAGCTCTCCAACCGCTTTGTGTAGCAACGCGCCACTTTTCAACTCTTCACTCATTGCTTTCATCCTCCTCATTCTCACCGACCCGCTACGCCATCGGGTGATCTTGGCTGTTCTCGATCTCTTTCTCATTCGCAAGGCCGCCGCTGCTTTCCATGTCGTAAACCCGCCCCTCGCCGTTCTTCTCCGGCGCTTTGATTTCCTCCACAAGGAAATCCCGCAGGCCAACCAGCCCGATCTTTTTCATCGCCTTGAGTCCGGCCGCTACTGACAGCCGAATCACATCCTGCTTGGAAATCTGAAACTCCTCAGCAACCGAGGCGATTTCCTCATTTTGCTCAGGAGTAAAACGCACGGCCACCGGAGCAGTCCCGGGCCGAGTCTGATTCTTTTTTGCCATGCCCAAATTTTACCGGTATCAAAAAAAAATACAATTCTTTTTTGACACCTTTGTATGACTGGGATATACACGCCTCAACCATGAGCACTCCAACCGAGAACCACCCCCAGGCCGTCCGCCTCGATGACGAGGCCCGCCGAGAAATCGAACGCCTCGCCAAAAAACTTGGCGTTTCCAAGTCCGCCCTCATCCGCATGGCCCTTGCCAAAGGCCTGCCCAAAGTCCGAGCCGCCTTCGCCTGATATGATGACCACGGAACAGATCGTCGCCCACTACCCCACGGCCCTCCTCGAGCAGATCCTCGCCGATATCGGCCAGCGCAATCTCCGCGACTACCGCGACAACGAAACCCGCTGGCTTGCCGAGCGCGCCTCCGCCGTCCGCAAAGAACTCCGCCGCCGAAAAGCAAAATCATGAACTCGGACATCCTCGACCGCGTCGCGGAAAATCCGCGCATTCTCCGCAACCTGGGCATCACCCGGGCCGACGTCCTCGCCGCCATCGAAAAAGCATTCCTCCAGGCTTACCGGGAGGAGCCGCACAAGCTCGACGAAGTCACCTGCCTGCCCCTCCAGACCGCCGCCGCCCTTTCCGGCATGTCCCGGCACGAGATCACCCGCGAGGCCCACCTTGTTTCCCCCGGCCCTCAAAAGCGCCTTCGCATCACCCGGGCCGAACTCCGCCGCCTCATCGAGTCCCGACTCACCCCGCCCGACGCATGAGCATCGACGAGCCAAAAATCAAAATCTCCTTTCTCGGGGGTCCCCTATGCGGAGCCACCGGCGCTTACTCCGCCACCGTCAGGGAAACCGGAGTCGCCATCCTTTCCGGATGTTACCTCGCCACTCACACCACCGACAGCGCGGGCATTCACGTTTTCAAATTCCACCACTGGCCCACCACCCCGCCAGACAATCCCCTCCCATGAGCACCCACCGCCAGGACCGCCCGGGAAACCTCGCCCGTTGCATCGCCCACCTCTGCCCCCAGCGCACCAAATGCCACCGCTACGCCCTCGCCCAGACCGAGCCCCCAGTCCCCAAGGACCGGCACGACCGCGCCGCCGTCACCGTCTACACCATCTTCCGCGATAAACGCGGCCATTGCCGCCATCAAATCCCCATCCCTCAACCATGACCCTACAAGAAGCCATCGACATCCTCGACGCGCACCAGAAATGGCGACGCGACCTCACCGACGAGCACCCCGCCACCGACCCCAAAACCCTGGGCATCGCCATCGACACCATCCTCAACCACTTCCAATCCAACCCTCCAAAATGAACGCCCCCAAATTCTTCGCCTTCTTCCTCGCCGCCATCCTCTTCGGCTTTATGGCCGCCATCCTCATGCACGATGGCTGGTTCGTCCCTTCCTCCATTCTCTTCGGCTGGACCTGTTTTTTCACCGCCCACGCTTGCAACTCCCTGTTCCCCGCTCCCTGACATGCCCACTCACCTCATGGTCGACCTCGAAACCCTCGGGACCGCACCCACCGCCATACCCATCCAAATCGGGGCCGTTTTTTTCGACGACAATTTCAAAATCACCGGCCATTTTTTCATCGAGCCGGACATTGCCGACGCCGCCCGCTCCGGTCTCACGACTGAAACCGACACAATCGCTTGGTGGATGAAGCGCGGAAGCCTCACTCAGGGGGAAACGCACCCCCTGAAATGCTCTCTCTCGCTTTTCAAATCCATGCTCGAAGTGGCCGCCAACTACGGCAAAGGCAAAAAAGCCCGCGACCCGATCCGCTCCTTTTGGGCATGGGGGATCGACTTCGACGTACCCATCCTCCGCAATGCCTTCCGCGCCGTCGACCTCGAATTCCCTTGGCCCTATTGGCTCACCCGAGACGCGCGCACCATTCACTCCCTCGCCTTCCCCGACTACCGGCCCGCCCGGGGCGAAGTGCAGCACAACGCCCTCGAGGACGCCCGCGACCAAGTCGCCAAGCTCGAAGCCGCATTCAAGACCCTTGGCATGTCTCTTTCGAATTCCCCACAACAATGAACACCACAGCAAAACCAAAACCATACCGGCACCTCCTCTTCGCAGCCTTCCTCCCCACAAACCCATGAGCATTGCCGATTTCGCCGAGATCCGCCACCAAGTAAACCTACTCGCCCGAGCCAAGGCCGAACGCGAGCGCGACGCCCTCGCCGACGAGCGCAACGCCCTCGCCGACGAGCGCGACGCCCTCCTCGACGAGCTCGAGGAGGCCCGCGACACGATTGAAACCCTGGTGGAAAAAAAACGCGACCTAAATTCACAAATCGTGGCCCTTCGAACCACCATTAAAATCCTCAAAGCTCCATGACTGAAAGCCCGGAATTCAACGCCCTTCTCAACTTCCGACGTCTCCGCGACGCGAAGTTAAACACGATTTACCAAATGATCATCCTCCTCGCCATCAAGCTCGATCCCGAGATCACCACGACGGACCTTGCCAAAAGCCTCAATTCCTCCCGGGCCGGTGCCAGCCACCAAACCCACCATCTACGGAAGAAAGGTTTTCTCGACTGGCGCCCTCGCACCGAGGACGAGGCCAGACGCCAACGCTACGGCCGCACGCACACCCGACGTTATTTCCTCACCGAGACCGGCGAGGCCCTGGTCTCGTTCGCCGCCCAAATTCCCTTTCCTCCCGACGCCGTGACCCCATGAAATTCCTTTCCTTATGCTCCGTCCGCCGCCTCACTCCTCGCGAATGCGAGCGCCTTCAGGGATTCCCCGACGACCACACGCTCATCCCTTGGCGCGGAAAGCCCGCCGAGAATTGTCCCGATGGGCCCCGCTACAAAGCCCTTGGAAACTCGATGGCCGTCCCCGTTATGGCGTGGATTGGCCAGCGAATCGAAACCATCTCGAAGCTCCTCCCATGAACTACCTCAACCTCCACACCGACCTCCTCCGCTCAGTCGACTACTTGGGCGCCGAGCCCGTGGAGCGTGCCACATGGCTCAATCTCCTCGCCTGGTGCGTCTCGCAGGAGAACGGGGGGATCATCCCCGGCGCTGCCGATTGGGGGGACCGCAAATGGCAGCAGCTCTGCGGAGTCACCCTCGAAGAAGCCCACCTCGAAAGCGCCCTCTACCATTTTGACGACGACGGGAATATGGTAGTCCACCACTACCCCGCCGAGAAGCAGGCCGAAGTCCAAGCCAAGCGCGAGGGAGGCCGCCAAGGAGGCCGCGCCACCACCCCGGCCAAACAAAAGGCCGTCCGGGAAAACGGAAAAAAAGGAGGCCGCCCGCCGAAAAACCTAAGCTTAAACCAAAGCTCAAACCAAACGGAAAGGAAGGGAAAGGAAAGGAAAGGAAGGGAAGGGGAAAGGGAAGGTCTGGAAGGGAAAAACGCCTCCGGCGTGATTGCCTTCCCCCTCCCCCCCTCCGATTCTGATTTCGTTCTTTCCGCCCTGCGCGAGATCTTCCCCCACGCGCCCGATAAGCTCACCGCCGCCGAGGAGGCCGACCTTGCGACTTGGTGCGATGACCTAGCCCACCTCGAGCCCGACGACGCGGAAGCTCTGGTCTGCTGGTTCTGTCTGGTCGACGACCGCACCCGAGGCCGCAAACGGTGGCCCCGTTCCCGGGCCGAGTTCCTCGCCAACTACGCCGAGGCCATGGAGAAAATCCGCGATTGGTGGAAGCTCACCGGTGCCGATTGGTTCGCCGCTTACCAAGCCCGCCAGCGTCGCAAAGCCGCCAAGCTCGAGGCCGTCCCTTCCCAACCCGATCCCGACGAAGAGCAAATGACCCCCGCCGAAATGATCGAATTCCTGAAAACCAAATAACCCCCCACTTCCACCCATGGAATTACCCGACCCTCCCTCATCGCTCAACCCCAAGCAGGCCCTCTTCATCCGCGAGCTTGCTTTCGGAAAGCACAAGAGCCAAAAGGCCGCCGCCATCGCCGCAGGATACGCCCCGGGCCGCGCCGTGGTCACCGGCAGCGCCATCCTTCGCCGGCCAGACGCTCGATCTTACTACGACTCCCTCACCGGCACCGTGGCCGACGAGGTCGCCAAGAATGTCTCCATGGACATGATCGACCTCGCCGAATACCACGTCCAGATTCTCAAATCCAAACCCTCGCAGGCCGGACCCGACAACCCCCTTTGCGACATCTACCCCACGCGCGAAGGCGAGGTCTATGTCTTCCCCAAAAAGATGGACTCCGCCCGCGCCCTCTTCGACATCCTCAACCGGGACAACGAAAAATCAGAAAGCGCCGGTCTCTCCCTCCTCGAAACCCTCCTCTCCAAACGCGACGTATGATGAAAGTCCTCCTCTACCAAGGCCCCGACCTGGTCGACCAACCGGTCCGCACCGCCGGCCAGACTTCTCTTTTCCCAAATCCCGCCCGCATTGAAGACCGCGTTCTCGCCGCAGTCACCGAGGCTTACGACGTCACCCTCGCCGAGCTTGTCAGCCCTTCCCGCAAGCCGCACTTTGTCTGGCCCCGGCAACTCGCCATGGCCCTCCTCCGCGAACTCAGCCCCTATTCGCTCGAATTCATCGGGCAGCTCTTTGGCCACCGGGACCACTCCACCGTGATCTACGCCATCCGCCGCGTGGAAACCCGCAGCGACCTCGCCGGAGACCACCCGGGAGAATACCAATCCCTTCGCCGCCAGCTTCTCAAACCATGAAATCTTTCGGCTACCCCATCCACTACGATGACTTTTGGGAGCTTTGCGACCCGAACCCGGATTCTCCCTTTCACCGACCCTTCGATCTTGGCCACGGGGAAACCTGCCTCGCCAATTCCCGCATGGCCCTCCGCACCACCCAGGCCGTTCACGCCGAGGATTGCGTCCCCTTCGATCAATCCCACACCGCCCGCGAGCGCATTCTCCGCCTCGATTGGTCCTTCTTTGATTTTCCCGAGCGCCGAGACCTCAAGGTGGGAGCCCTCCGCGACTGGGAACATTCATGGCGCCCTCTCACCGAGCGCGGAGGCCTCATTGCCCGCCCTCCCGTTCCCGCGTGGGAACCCACCACCGACTCCGCCAAGCGCGGAGGATTCGACTTTGTCGACAAGCCCCGCCTCACCGTCGGAGCCGACCTCGCCGTAATCCCCGTTTCCATTTTGCAGCTGATCCGCCGACTCCCCAACCCCGAGATCTTCACCGCCCGATACCAAGCCCCGACTCTTTCAAATCTCGAATATCGCTGGCTCTTCTTCCGCTTCACCGGTGGCCGGGGCATGGCCCCCAGCGTCCCCATGAAAGCCGGTCGCCCGTGGGACGGCATCCCCCCGGCTTATTCGATCTATGTCCCCACGCACGACACCCAACTCGAAATCCTCAACCCATGAGCGACACACCAGAAACAGATCAAAATTGCCTCGAAAACCCGAGCCCGATTCGCGAGGTCGTTTGCTCCGATTTTGCGCGGAAGCTCGAAAGAGAGCGCGATAAGGCCCAGGAACTAGCTGATGACCAATACGAACGGGCGAAGCATTACTTTAACGAGCGCAACAAGGCCGAGCTTCGAATCGCCATTCTCGAGCAAGACATAGCCCTGATCCGCAAGATCATCAAAAAGGGCGGGACCGCGCAGGACGTCATGAAATTCTTGGACACGCCGGAAGCATGAGCAAAGACCAACTACCAGAAAACACCTATTACAAATGCGGAACCTGCGGGAAAAAATACACCCTAAGCCTTTGGGAAAGCGTATTAAAGCGGGTCGGGTGCGTTGAACACGTCGTTTGCACTTGCAGCAGGAATCCCCCTGTGTGGAGAAAAATCAAAACAAAGCCATGAGTGACACCCCAGAAACCGACGCCCTCGAAATCAGGATGGACGAGCAGGATTTTGAGCCGAGCGACAAGCTGCCGGAATACGCCAAGCTATGCCGGAAGCTTGAACGCGAACGCGACGAATTGATCGCCCGCCCAGACTATCGTCAAAAATTCCTCGCAATGCGCCGATCCTGCCGCGCCGCCAACCGAGGAGCCGAGCGCAACGCTCAAATCATTTCCAATCTCACCAACGAACTAAACCGTCTACGATCCCGCGACCAAACCGATTACCGTGACCTCATGGAATTACGCCAAGAAAACCGCGCACTCAACACCGTGTTATTTCAAACCCTCAAACGATTTGAAACCCTCAACCTAGAAAATGACCGGGCCCTTGCCCGCCGCAAACGAATCTCATGAAACCACCAAAACCTCAAAAACCCGATTCTCCAAAATTCAAAAAGTCAATCGGCCACCAGACCCGATGCGGAGTAAAGCACAAACCCTTGCGAGGAATTTTCCAGATGAACCAAGCCCTCGACAATTTCATGGCCAGCCGGGGAATGCTCAGTCCCTCTGAACTCGCCGAGCTCAAAACCCAAGCACGCCTCGCCGGAAAGACAAGACAATGAACACCACTTCACAACCATCTTCAATCTTCGAATTGGTCGATTCGACCGCCGATGAGTATTACACCCTCGGACTTTTTTACAGCAAAGAGGAGGCCCTGGCCACCGCTACCAAAGGAGACCACCCGCCGACCGATTGCGAAGACAGCGCAACGCTACAAATCCGCGAGCGCAAAATCGGATTCACCGGATGGGGCAACAACGGAAAAATAATCGCGGAAATCCGGTGGGAAATCTCCTTCGATGAAGACGACGACGACTGGGGATGGGAAACCCCGAGTGTCTTTCTCAAAGATCAAACCGAGCCCAACCCATGAGTGAAACACCAGAAACCGATCGAAAATGCCTCGAAAATCCTAGCCCGATTCGCGAGGTCGTTTGCGCCGATTTCGCAAGGAAGCTTGAAAGAGAGCGCGATAAGGCCCAGGAACTAGCTGATGACCAATACGAACGGGCGAAGAATTACTTTAACGAGCGCAACAAGGCCGAGCTTCGAATCGCCATTCTCGAGCAAGACATAGCCCTGATCCGCAAGATCATCAAAAAGGGCGGGACAGCGCAGGACGTTATGAAATTCCTCGACAGGCCGGAAGCATGACCGACCACGACCACCCGCTCCTCATCGCCGCCCAGCAATCCCGCCGGGACGCCGAGGACGCCCTTTCCCCTTGCCGCGAGTGTGATGGCTTTCCCCTCCTCGCCTACGAACCCGGCTCGACCTACTCCACCTGCCTCCACAACCGCCGCGATTGCCCGTGCCTTGAGCGCGCCCCAGACGAGGACTACCCGGAACTTGTCCGCCGGATCAATGCCAAGAACCGCCCGGAATGAACCTGACCGCTGACCAAGCATCGCGCCTGGGAGACCCGCTTTGGCGTCTCAACAATCTCTATTCCATCATCACCAAGCGCGATGGCATTCAGCCCTTCCGCCCGTTCTGGTATCAGAACCGGCTTTATGAAGACATCTACAAGAAAGGCCGTCGAAAGCACGTGATCGTGAAAGCCCGCCGCATGGGATTCTCGACCGCCATCGACCTCCAAATGATCGACCTCGCCCTCTTCAACCGGGCAATCCAATGCTCGATTGTCGATCTTACCCAGGAAGACGCCCGGGAAAAAATGCGATCCAAGGTCCGCGTCGCTTGGCAGGAGGCCGAAAAATCCGGCTGGACCTCCGCCCTTGGTATCGTCCCCCATCACCGGGGCGACGGCCACTGGTCCTTCAATACCGAATCCCATATTTACGCCGGCATTAACGCCCGGGGGGGAACCAATCATTTCCTCCACATCTCCGAATGGGGACCCATCGCCCACCAAGACCCGGAGCGCTCGAAGCGCATTCTCACCGGCGCCCTCCCCTCCGCTGATGAAGGCGTGGTGGTGATCGAAACCACTTGGATGGGAGGCAAGGCCGGAGAGCTTTGGGGAATCGTGAAAGACGCCATGGAGATCCCGGCCGAGGAAAAGACCGAACAGGATTTCTGGTTTCACTTTGTCCCGTGGTTTGACGACCCCCGCCACCGCCTCGACGGCCAACGCACGCTCGACGAGGACACCGACAATTATCTCCGCGACCTCGAGGAGAAAACCCTCCGCGAATTCACGCACGAGCAAAAGCAATGGTTCTTTGTCAATAAGTCCCGCTATGGCGACGACATGGGACAGGAATACCCCTCGACGCCCGAGGAAGCATTCGAGCGCCGCGTCGCCGGAGCAATTTACGGCAAATGGGTTTCCGCCGCCCGGGCCCAAGGCCGCATTTCCGATTTCCCTCTCGAAGAGCGCGCCCCGGTGCATATCTCGATGGATCTTGGAATCGCCGACTACCTCCCCCTTTGGTTTGTCCAATTCGTCGGAAAGGAAATTCGCCTGGTCGACTGGTACGAAAACAACGGCGAAGGCATCGCCCACTACGCCCGCACGATCAAACGATGGGAAACCGAAAACGACGCTATCATCGCCGCCGTCTATCTCCCGCACGACGGCAACGCGAAACAGCTCGCCACCAATCAGACGATCAAGGAAACCCTCGAAGGCCTCCTCCCTCACATCACCATAAAGCTCGTCGACCGGACCGCCAACGTCTGGCAGGGAATCGATTGGATTCGAAGCAACTTCTCCCGCTTCTGGATTCACAAAACAAATTGCGGAACGCCCCGCAACAAGGACGGAGTCGATTACCCGTCCGGCCTCGAATGCCTCGAGAACTACCACCAGAAGCTCGCCCAAGCCGGAAGCATTTCCGACAAGCGCCCCGTGCACGACGTCTATTCTCACTCCGCCGACGCCCTCCGCACCCTCGCCGAAGCCATCGACCAAGGCATCGTGGAAAACGTCGCCTCGCCCAAGGCCTCCGCCCGTAACTTCATCGCACCACCTGTCATTCAATAACTTCCCAATGAACGCCCTCGCCCAAACCCGCGCCTATTACCAAGGCCGCGACGACCGCCTTTTCGACGACCTGATCTTCTACGGCTCTACCGGCATTGCCCTCCTTTCCCCGTCGTTCTGTCTTCTTGCCCGCCCCGTTTCCCCGGGCTGGACCGACGACGAAATCATCGGCCGCCAAATTTGGCCGCACAAAGAATCCTTGACGCACAGTTATTTTATGGTGCATATCCACTTGGCAACGGGTGACCTCGCGGAAATCCGGGCCTGTCTTTTGGCGCATCTTGGAAACGCCGCCACCGTTTCCTTCCAGCGCCGGGGAGGCCGCCTCCGCAGAATCCCCGCCGACCTCCTCACCCGAAAGACCGCGCCCCATGGGATTCTCGCCACCAAAGCCGCCCCAGCCCGACCCCGCCACCAAAATGGTGCAGGCCAAGACCACCCGCACCGCCGACCGGGTTTCCCGTCGCGACGAGTTCTCGACCGCCAGAACCCGCCTCGCCCGTAAGACCGCCCGCCGCAACCCCCGTGGTGTCGATCTTGGCGGACCCCCTGCCTGATCCACGCCATGACCATTGCCGACCTCCTCCGCCAAGACGAACGCCTCACCACCGAGCGCTCCGGCTGGGATTCGTGGTGGCAGGACCTCACCGACCACTTCCTCCCCGCCCGCACTTACCGCCACCCAAAAGGCCAGCCGCAAGGGAGCCAGTTCGACCGCATTTACGACACCGTCGGCATGGAGAGCGCCGAAGGCCTGGCCAACATGCTCACCACCAAGCTCTCGCCGGCCGGAGAGAAATGGGTTTCCTACGCGCCCCCGCCCGAGCTCCAAGACGACGAGGAGATCATGGCCTACTATCGCCGCGCGTCGGAAGTGGTGCTCGATTACGTCCTTCACTCCAACTACTACACCGAGCGCCACGAGGCCAACCTCGACAAGGCCGCCCTGGGAACGTCCGCCCTGTTTGTCTCCCGAGGCCGCAAGTCGCTCTTCCAGTTCAAGCACGTTGACCTCGGCACGTTCAATTTCCAAGAAGACGACGAAGGAACCCCGCAGGAAATTTGGCGCACCATCGACCTGACCCCCGCTCAGGCCGCAGCCATGTTCCCAAACACGCTTGGCCCCAAGCTCACCGCCGCCCTCGCTGATTCCAACAACAAGCACACCCAGAAATTCTCCTTCCTCCATTACGTCGGCCCCAATCCCGACTACCGGCTCGACAAGGTCGAAGCGAAATACAAGCGCTTCATCTCCCGCTGGATTTGCAAAACCGACAAGGTCGACCTCGACCTGTCCGGATTCGATGCTTTTCCCTACGAACTTTCCCGGATGCTCAAATGGTCCGCGTCCGACCAATGGGGACTCGCCCCGGGCCGTAAGGCCATGCCCGCCCTTCACCAGTTGAATTGGCTGGAGCACTTGAACGACCTCGCCGCCGAGCTCCAAGTCCGCCCTCGAATGCTCACCATCGCCGACCAGGTTGGCCAAGTCGACCTCCGCGCCGGTGGCCGCACCGTCGTTTCCGAACGCGCCGCCGGCACCAATCTCCCCCGGGAATGGCTGACCAATTCCCACTACGATATCGGCAAAGACCGCGCCGAAGAAAAGCGCGAGGCCGTCCGCCGCATGTTCCACCAGCCGCTCTGGCAATTCCTCTCGCAGATCGACCGGCAAATGACCGCTTACGAGGTCTCCGCCCGCGAGCGCGAACAGCTCAATCTCTTCGCCCCGCAGCTTTCCCGGCACGAAACGGACTCACAGCCGCTTCATGCCCGCCTTTTTGGCATTGCCCTCCAAGCCGGTGTCCTGCCCCCGCCGCCGAAGCGACTCCTCGACGCGACCGGCCCCGACATTCCCAACCCCATCGCCCGCACCGAGTCCCGACTCGCCAAGGTGACCCGCGACGCCGCCACTCAGGATTACTCCGCCTTCATCGAAATCCTGACCCAGACCGCGCGACTCGCCCCCGACGTCCTCGACTCCTTTGACCTCGCCGCCGCCGCCCGCGAAATGGCCCGCTCTCAGAACCTCCCGTCCTCGATCCACCGCACCGAGAGCGAAGTCATTGAAATCGCCCAGCAACGCGCCGCCGCCCAGCAGGCTCAGGAAGGACTCGCCGGTGCCGAGCAGGCCGCCGGTGCCGCCGCCAAGGCCTCCCAGGCTGACCCCAACAAGGTTGCCGAGATGGCCCAGATGATGGGCGAAATGGTCTGACTCCCCACCTATGGCCCTCAACGACAAAGGAAAGCCCATCGCCTCGCCGGATGATTACCGGACCTTTTTCGGTTCCCAGCAAGGAATCAACATCCTTGCCGACCTCGAGGCCCAGTTTGAAACCAACCTCCCCAGTTTCCGCACCGACGAAATCCTCGCCGACCCGGAAGCCGCCGACACTTTCGCCAAGCTCCGCGACGGCGCCCGCGAGGTGATTCTCTACATCCGCACCCGAGCCCAATCCAACGAAACCACCAACCCCTAAGCCAACCCCTGACACCATGAGCGCCATCTATTCCCTCGCCGGCCACAAGGTCTACCGCAACGGCAAACACGCCGCCACCCTCGACGGCGACGAAATCACCTACAAGCACGGCTTCAAACAGCACGCGGCCGAGATCGACCAGTTCCTTTCTGACCTCGACGACGCCGAAGACACCGAACCCGTGGCCGAACCCGAACCAGTCCACGAAGAATCCACCCGGACGGACGACGGACAGACCGCACGGACGACGGAACCCGCACCCGATCCCGAGGAATCCCCAGCCCCGGATCCGGAACCCAAGAAAAAGCCTGGCCGCCCGAAAAAGGCCGACAATCCCGAGCCGCCTTTCTCCCGCCGCTTTGGCGACCTGACTCCCGAGGTGGTCCGGTGGCGCCACGAGAATTGGCCCAAGTCCAAATTCCGCGAGCACTACCACCACCGCCTTTCCGCTTTCCCCGATCTTCAAGACTAAACCCAACCCCTCGCCATCATGACCGATGCCCCCACCGCCGAACCGACCGCCCTCCAACAGCAGTCCCAAGACCCCCCGGCCACGCCGCCCAGCCAATCCGCGCCCCGGCCCACCCGCCTCGCCGCTGCCGCTGGTGACCCCCCGGCCACCCCGGCTACTCCGCAGGCCGCGCCCGTGACCACGCAGGCCCCCGCCCGGGGACCAGTCCAACCCACCGCCCAACCGGACAACACGCCACCCCTCCTCGGAGACGATCTGTCCCTCCGCCCCGGATGGGTCGACGCCCTCCCCGAGGAATACCGCGAGCACTACAAGACCGGCGCGAAATTCGACAATCTTGGAGGCCTCCTCAAATCCTATTCCAACCTCGAACGCCTCCGCAGCATTCCTTTACGCGACGCACCCGACGAGGTGAAAGCCGCTTTCCGCGACGCCAACAAAATCCCCGGAGATCCCGCCGAGTTTGCCAAACAAATCCCTCTCCCGGAAGGACAGGAGATCCCGCCGGAGCTCATTGCCCGCGCTGCCCAAGCCGGCCTCGAGGCCAACATGCACCCGTCGCAGATGGGCGCCATGATCGACTTCCAGCTCCAACTTTCCCAAGACGCCCTCACCCAGGCCGAGCAATCCGCCCAAGCCGAGAAGGACAAAGCCTTCGAAGCGCTCGAAAAGGAATGGGGACGCGACACCGAAGCCAATTACAGCAACGCCACCAGCGCCGCGAAAATGCTTGGCCTCGACATCGCCGACCCAAACATCGGAGACAATCCCTCCCTCATCGGAGCCCTCGCCAAACTCCACGCCAAGCTCGATGAAGACACCCTTCGCAGCGTCGCCAATGCCGGACCCGTGAATTCTGGAGGTGGCATGGGAGACCGCGCCAAGGCCCGCGACATCGTGAACAACCCCGCCAACCCGCTTTACAAGCCTTACCACGACCCCAGCGACCCCGCGCACGAACGCGCCCACCAGCAGGTGGATCTGTTCAATGCGGCCGCCACCGGCTTCCGCCCGTGATAAAATAATGCGTAGGCCCTTCCCGGCGAGGCTCTTCGATGGCTAGGGGAACTCAGAGAAAACCCATGACCCGGGAAGGTCCTACGCTCCACTTTTCTCTGACTCGATGGCATCGGTAATGTTTAACTACCCAGGGCGCCAAAGCTGGCCTCTTGGCTTGCTACTGGTGAAAACAGGCAAACTGCCTCGACCCTACCTGGCACGCGACCGGAGATAGGGCAAAAGATCGAAGCGCCGGATACGTTGGCAGTCGTCAAAAAAGCCGGATTCCGGTGCCATCGACTCAGAGAAAAAACCCACGCCCCGCCTCACCGCGCCACCACTGGCGCGGTTTTTTGTTGACGCACACCCGCGCCCGTGCTTAAACGGGCCCACAGCTTGGCAGAGGACAATCCTTTCGGACCCGCTCCCAAGTCATTCCCAGGGATGAATTGAAACTCCCCAGGTCTCACGACCCGCGCAAACGCGCCTCCCCGGTCAATCCGCATGGACCCGGTTGGATGGAGCCGACGCCGGCCAATCAAAGCCGCCCTCGAACCCAAACCCAACCCACTCAAAAACCATGCCCACTGATATGACCGTGCCTGATCATTACCAGATCAAGTATGCCGACACCTTCGAATCTCGCCTTCAACAGAAGGTGAACCGCCTCGCCCCTTTCGTCACCGTGAAGCCGGACGCGAAAGGCAAGGTCTGCTTCCTGGACCAGATCCAGCCCATCGACCTCGACCAGAAGACCAGCCGCCACGAGAAATCCCAGCTCACCGAGCCGGATACCCTCCGCCGCGCGATGGTCGCCAAGACCTTCCACAAGATGATTGGCTTTGACGAGGACGACGAATTCAAGCTCAACAGCCAATCCGTCCCCATGCCGGAAACCGCCATGCAGCTCATGTATGGAGCGCAGCGCGCCATGGAGAAGGTCGTCATCGACGGCATCTCTGGCGTGAACCAAGTCGGCAACGGAGCCAATGACCTCCTCACCACCGAAACCTTCCCAAACGCGAATGAAATCGCCGTGACCGAAGGCTCCGCCGGTGGTGGCACCAACACCAACATGCCCATCGACAAGGTGATGGCCGCTATCGAGAAACTGATGGTCGACGAGGCTTTCGGCCAAGCAAACGACGACGGCCTCGAAATGCCCTGCCTTGCCCTTGGACCCTCGCAGCTTGTCGACTTGATCCGCCAGACCAAGGCCAGCTCGAAGGACTACCAGCCCGGAGACAACCTCGCCCTCTTCACTGGTCGCCTTGAGCAGATTCTCGGATGCAAGATCCTCCTTACCAACCAGCTCGAGGTCGCTTCCAACATCCGCACTTGCCTTGCTTGGGTGAAACCGTCCGTCGGCTTTGGCCTCTGGAAGAACTACTCGACCCACCTTTGGGTGGACGAGGAAACCGGTGGCCCTCGCCTCCGCGTTCACATGGCCTGCGGAGCCGCCCGCCGGGACACCAAGGGAGTCTTCAAGCTCTTTGCCGACGAGACCAAGAAATCCGCCTAACCCAAACCCTCAAAACTAAAAAGGGGGGAGGCCCCACGCTTCCCCCCTTTTTAACAACCCAGCAAATACCATGGCCTCTTACACTATTGATTCCGACGTCGCAGCCGACCAGGCCGCCGCGCGCGAAAACTCCGCCCTTCTCGTCAGGGACGGCACCAAACTCACCGGCAACGTGCAAGCACTCACCGCCCGCGTGACCACTGATCAAGCTTACCTCAACGGAGACGTCATCACGATCAACGTGGGCTGTCTTCCGAAAGGAGTCCGCATTCTCCCGGGGGGTTCTTCAGTTGTCTCCGACCAATCCAGCGCTTATTCCGCTACTTTGATCGAAGGAACCGGCAGCGAAATGATTCTGGAGACGGATCAAACCATGATCCAACAGCCCAAAATTCTTGGGCCGCTTACCCAAGTAACCACCGCGCTTTGCCACATCACTTGCGACGTGACCCTTGGCGCCAACCTCGCCAGTGGCTCCACTTTTGAAATTACCGTGCTCTACGCCTCCCCCGCTTAAACCATGGCCGCTTATTCCTTCGACTCGGACCTCGCGACCGACCAGGACCTCGCTTTCGGCGATTCCGCCAAGCTGGTCCGCGATGGCACGCGCCTGACCGGTAACCTGCAATCCTCGATTGCTCGATACGCTGCCGCCGATGTTTACGCCAATGGTGACACCGTCACCGTAAAGCTTGGCACTCTCCCGGCTGGCGTCCGCATCATCCCCCAGCTTTGTGGCATCGCCCGCACCGCCGGAGGAACTTACACCTGGCAGGTGAAGGAAGCCGCAAACGACAATGTCATTTTGTCGGGCTCCGCCACCACCAGCACCCCCGCTCTCTTCTCGGACTTTGCCGAGCAGAAGCTCACCGCCCCCACGGAGGTGATTCTCGTCCTGACTCTCGGAGCCGCCCTCCCGGCTTCTTTTGTCGCCGAGATCCTTCTCACCTACGCTGCCCCCGCTTAACCCACCCATGACTGACCTCGACTTGGCAAATCGGGCCCTTTCCCTTTTGGGCGAGGGCTCGATTGCCGAGTTGAGCGAAGCCGCCGCCGCGTCCGATGACCGCGTCGCGCATTGCCTACGAATGCTCCCTCACGCCAAGGGAGAATTCCTCACCCTTTACGATTGGGGTTTCGCCCGAGCCCAAGCCGAGCTTGTCGCCGCCTCCTCGCCCCCGTTGAATTGGGACTTCGCCCACACCCTCCCAGATTCTTTCCGGCGCCTGGTCGCAGTTTACACCGCCGCCGAAGCCTCCTCGCCGGCCGGAGCATGGGAAAAGGTGGAACGCTTTGCTCTCGGAGGCGGAGTGATCCGCAGCGATTACGAATTCCTCGCCATTGAATACGTGAACGACGCTCCTTTCACTCTCTGGCCCGCTTACGCCATTGCCGCCATCGCGCGACTCCTCGCCCATTATCTCGCCATCCCGGTGACCGGCCAACCGGACATCGCGCAGTTGATGCTTTCCACTTACGAGCAACGCGACCGGCCCAACGCACTTTACCAGGACGCCACGCAGTGGGCCTCAAATGAAAACCACGAACCGGCCATGCTTCTTTCCCGCTCGACTCTCATCACCGAGCGAAGCCGCGGCCTGACTTCTTACGACGAAGGATATTGACCCCTCCCCGCACCCATGAGAGTTGATCGCAATTCATTCAACGGCGGGGAACTTTCCGATTGGCTCGATTCCCGCTCAGACCTTTACAAACGCGCCTCCGGCTGCCGTACGCTGGAAAATTGCCATGTGATCCGATACGGCGGAGCCCGCCGCCGCTCCGGATTTGTCCTCGCCGGGAAGGCCGCCGCCGATACCGTCCGCCTCGAAGGTTTCAATTTCTCCCGCACGACCGGATACATCCTGGAATTCTCCCAGTTCAAAATCCGCTTTTGGAATCGCGACGGCTCACCTGTCGAATCGTCCCCGGGCACTCCCTACGAACTCACCACCCCTTACCTCGAGGCCGATCTTTTCCGCCTCGATTTCGCGCAGCAAAACGACGTCATCATCGTCACCCACCCAGCCCACCATCCGCAATGCCTGAAGCACGCAGGCCCGACCGCGTGGGAACTCTACCCCGTGCCATGGCTGGTCCGCCCGTGGTCGGATTTCAACGACACCGCCACGACCGTAACGGTTTCCAAATCGGGAGCCGATACCCTGGTCACCTTCTCCGCCAACACGCTTTCTTCCGCGTGGACGGACTCTTACCTCCGCGTCCGCCGCGCCGTGGATTCAACCTTGGAAACGACCTCCTTCCGCAATGTCTGGCGACCCCCTGATCTCCCGGCAGAATATGACACCGTGGAGTTTGTCAGGTCCTCCCTCTACGATCCCGACCCCGCCACCAATGGCCGCAAGTCCCATGTGTTTCTCCGCGATGGCTACGGTTCCGCGTCCGGCCACCACACGCTTTTCCGGTGCATCGCCCCTTACGATGGCACCGGCACTTCTTCGGACCCCAACGATTACCCCGCCAATTTCGCCCCAGGCATCATCGCCCTTGGCCCCATCCTTGTGACCGGCCGATGGGAATTTGAAACGAAAGGAACGTGGACCGGCACTTGGCGGGTGGAACGCTCTTACGATTCTGGCTCGACATGGGACGAGGTCGGCACCGCGTTTTCGATCAATGATTCCAACACCTTGATTTCCGAAGAGGAAGATCCCGACCGCCCCGCCCTTTTCCGGGTGCTGGCCATGTCCTCGACCTACCTCCCTTCCGAATCCGTTTATTTCCGCGCCCTCGACGGCTCCATCACCGCCGAATACCAGATCCAATCCGTTTATTCCGCGACGTCCGCCAAGGTGATCCCCGGCGCCAATGCCGACGACTTCCCCCTGGGCGAGGCCTCGACCGATTGGTCGGATGATGCGTTCTCCGAAAAAAACGGCTTCCCGGCCGTGACGACGTTCCACGAAAGCCGCCTCTTTTTCGCCGCGACGGACGCCGAGCCGGAGCGACTTTGGGCCTCGAAGACCGACGCGTTTTTCTCGTTTCCCTACGGCACCGAGGCCGCCGACGCTTTCACGTTCGTCCTGAATGCCAACCGCTACAACGCGATTGTGTGGCTTTGTTCCCAGCAGGCTCTTTTGATTGGCACGACCGGCGCCGAATGGTCCTCCTTCACCACCGAGGGAGGCCCCATGACTCCGGAAACGACCAACTTTCACCTCCACACCCACCACGGCAGCGACCCGAACCCGGGATTGGTTCTTTCGGACGCCGCTGTTTTCGTGCAGCGCCAAGGCCGCAAGATCCGCGAGTTCGCCCCCTCCCCCCAAGGCCTGGGCATTTACGCCTCGCCCGATCTCACGGAGCTCGCCGAGCACATCACCCGCGGAGGAATCAAGCAGCTTGCCAAACGGGACTCGCCCGACACCGAGCTTTTCGCCCTCCGGAACGACGGGACCATCGCCAACATGATCTTCGAACGCTCTCAGCAGATTTACGCCTGGAGTCGATGGACCACTTCCGGCCAGTTCACCAGCATCGCGACGACCTACGGAGACGGCGAGGACGACGCGGTTTTCGTGGCCGTGGTTCGAAATGTCGGGGGGACCGATCAAACTTTCATCGAATACCTCGCTCCGGACGGCATCCGCACGGAGGAGAATGCCACCGCCGCCGATTTCATTTCTCTCGATCATGCCCAGACCACCACTTCCCTTGCCGCCGAATACGCCGGGAAAATCCTCGCCGCGCAAGATGGCTTTGAAGATCTTGGCGATTTCACCGTCGCCGGAGACGGCACCGTGCCCCTTTCCGGAGGAGAATCCAATCCGGTGGTGGGATTCAATTTTGTCACAGACATCGAACCTACACCATTCGAGCTTGGAGGCCACGCCAACAAGGTTTCCCACCAGTCCGCCCACATCCGCCTCCGGTATTCCAGCAATTTCAAAATCGGCACTTCGGACCGCTCCCGCTTCAATGCCATTGCCATCGCCCCAGCCGACCACTCGCCCGTGAACGTGGACAAGGTGATTTCCGCGCCGGGAAAATTCGACCGCAACAGCTCAATCGTGATCCGCAAGGACCGCCCGGGACCGCTCTCAGTGGTCTCCATCGACCTCGAAACTCAAACCGGAACTCTCTGACCCATGGGATTTGACCCTCTCTCTCTCGGACTCATGGCCGCCGGTGCCGGAGTCAACTACGCCGCCGGCCAATACTCCGCGCAAGCTCAAGAAGAATCCGCCCGATACCAAGCCGACCTCCTCGACCAGCAGGCCGAGCAGGAACGCGAAACGAACATCGAAAACCGCGCCCGCCGCCAAGCCAATGCCGACCGCTATCTTTCCCAAGTTTTCGTGCAGTCCGCCAACACTGGCACGGTGGCCAGCGCCGGAACGTCCCGCCTTCTCCTCGAGGACATTTCCTCTCGAGTGGAGCAGGACCTCGAGGATTTTATCAACGCTTCCCAAAACCGCGTGACCCGCCTCGAATCCTCCTCGACGATAGCCCAATGGTCCGGCACGCAGACCGCGCGCGCGACTCGCCTTCAATCAGCCGGTGGCCTTCTCGCCGACACCGTCCGCCTCTCCGCTGGTATCGCTGACTACCTCGACCAGCAGGCCGATCCCCAGCGCAATCCTTCCCGCTCTTATTCTTTGTTCCAGTAATGCCCCGCGTCCCTGACTTCCAACTTCAGCAGTCCTTGGCCGTCCCCGGAGACGCCGAGGGAGTTTCCCGCACGATGCTTTCCACGGTGCAAGCCGCCACCGGTGTCGCTGGTAATCTCCTCGACGCTGGCCAGACGGTGGTAAAGACCCTGAAACGCCAGCAGCAAATCGAAGACCGAAAGACCGCCCTCGACGCCCGCTTGGGAATGCAGGCCAATCTTGCCGAGTTCGAAAGGTCGCTCGAAGGAGTCGACCCGAAGGAATGGGTTTCCCGATTCGATGAAAACGCGCAGCAATACAAATCCCAGTTTCTCGCCCAGGACTACCCGCCAAACGTCCGACGCGAACTCGAGCTCGAAGCCAATCAGGCTTTCGGACGCGCCCGCATTCAGATTGCCGGTGCCGCTCTGAAAAAAAACGTGGGCCTGACCCGCCAGAAATACGGGCAGGAAATCGACCTCCTCACCAAGCGAGGAGAAACCGCCGCCGCCAAGGCCCGCCTCGATGAGGCCAAAAATCTCGGAATCATCGACGATCCGGATTACGACGCGCAGGCCCAGCAGATCGACGCGTTCGAGCAGATCACCGGCCTTCACGACCTCATCCTCGACCACCCCTACAAAACCCTCAAAACAATCCAAGCGCCGGACTTTCTCAAGAAGTTTCCCGCCCTGACTCTGGCCGATCAAGCCGAACTCGAAAGCGTCGCGACCCGCGCCATCAATGCCGACCGCGCGCAATTCTGGGAGGCCGCCGTCGAGGCCGCCAACAACCCGGACAACCCGAAGATCCTCACCGACGAGGAACTTTCCACTCTGGCCGACCAAGGCCAAATCACGCAGACCCAGCGCGCCAAATACCTCGAGGCCTACCGCCCCGACACCGCCCAGCCTTTCGATCCCGCTATCTATCAAAAGGCGATCACCATGATTCGAGGCTACACTCCCGAAAATGATCCCGACGGCTTCGAAGCCGCGACGATCCGCGAGACGCTTTCCAATCTCAACCTGCCGACAAATTACCGTCGGGAGCTTGGCAAGCGCTTCACCGCCCACCTGAACGAAGACGCCACGCCGACGCGATCCGGCAAAAAAATCCGCCCCAATCTTCGCCCCATCGAAAAGCACTTCGCCGACCTCCACAAGAAATACCTCGAAGCCGGAAAATTCGGCGGATGGATCAATCTCGAAGACCACGACCAGGACGAATCCACCGCGCCAAAGGAAGTGATCGACTTGAAAGCCTACAACCGCGCAAACGCGCTGGCCATCGACTTCCAAACAATGTGGGAAAACCATCTCGCCAACGCGCCCGAGGATTATCCTTCCACCCAAGCCGCCCTCGATTTCGAAACGCTTTACCAAGACTTCCGTTCCAAGGGACCTTCGCCCTTTGAAATGCCAAGTCTCCCGCCGCCCGTGGATTTCGACAAGCGCCTCCGCGACCTCATTGGAGACGAGGGAGCCAAAGGAACCCCGGGCACTCCCGGCACCGCCAACACCGACACCGCCAAAGCAAATGGCCCAACCTACCACCTTGGCTTTTCCACTTACCCGAAGCGCCAAGCGATCTTCCGCGCCGGTGGAACTCCCATTCTCCTCGACACCAACTTCTCGACCGCCGAGGGAGGCATCGCCCACCCGCTGATGGTCATCCCCGATGAAGCAACGCAGGCCCAGCGCGACGCCGCCCAGGCTTACGTCGACCGCGTCGCCAAAACTCTCAACAGCCGATTCGGCCGCCAGATGAAAGGCCGCGTGGTGACCCGATCCGAAAACGGACGCGGTCGCGCCTACGCTTTCCACACGGAGCCTTTCGCCCTGTCAGACCGACCCGTCGCCCGTTTCATGGCCACCCCGGAAGGTCTCGAAACCCACCGCCAGATCATCCGCGAAACGCTGGCCAAGGCCCCCGGCGCCCAGTTTTTCCTGCCCCACTCGCCGACCGATCCCGGCGCCACGGTGGGAAATCAAAGCGAGGTCTCGATGGCACGCGAACTCCTCCGCGGATTCTCGACCGACCTCCCGCCCGCAGCTCTCACCGCCCCCCGGCCCGAGGCCCAAACTCTTTGGCACCGCACTACCCGCCCCACTTCTCCCGCTGAAATTCGCGAAGGCCTCGACGAGCTCGACACCCTCCGCGCCATCCACAAGCACTCCCAGCAATGAGCGACCTCAATCCCTCTCCCTTCATTGCCTCGCCTCTCGCCCCGATCAATCTCGCCGAGGAATACGGCCCCGAGTCCGAATTGACCGAAGCCCGCGCCTTCCAGGCTCTCCATCTTCTCGAAGCTTTCCCAAAACCAACCATCACCCCCGGCACTCCGCCGCCCCCAAATCCTCTCCGCGATTACCTCCGCCGATACGCCGCCGACCGCGAATCAAGAGGACTAAAGTTTTTCCCCAAGGAAAACGCCAAGGCCAACCAAAAGCGCATTCAATACTCCCGCGATCTTTACCTCAAATCGCCCGAAGATCTCCTCACCGGCGACCAGTTGAAGGCATATGAAGCCGACCTAACCGAGATGCCGGACCCGGACTCCTACCGCGCCCGCCAGACCAACCGCGCCTATTTTAACCTCATCGCCCCGACCCCCATCGCGCCCGACCGATACGACCTGGTCCGCGATGAATACGCCCGCGCCGTCCTCAAACTCGACGACACTTCCGACAAGGCCGTCTTCTCAGCGATCCAAGCCCAATTCCAAGAGGAAGCGTCCGCCTTCGATTCCTTGAAGCCCCTGGCGAAAGAAGCATTCGACAAAGGACTCACCGGCCAACCGTTGTCAGCCGCCGACCGGTGGAGGGCCACCGCCGCTCTCCCCGCCAAGCACAAGCGGAACGCGCGCGAAGTTCTCGCCGCGCAACACCAAGAAGCGCAAGCCACTCGCCGCCGCCTCATGCCGACGGTGAAGTTTCTCGCCACCAGCATGCTTTCCCGCCGGGGAATGGACGTTCCCCGCGACCTTGCCTCGCCTGAAGCCTCCGCCACTTCGCGAGAATGGCTTCGCGCCCTGGGAGAACTCAACCCGCCCGACCGCGCCGCCGCTCTTTTCATCCTCTCGCAGGAGATGGAAAAGCTCGACACCGCCGACGACTCCGCCGGCACGTTCAAACGCGCCGCCACCAACGCTAGCAAAACCGCCCTCCAGCTTCTCGAGTCCGCTTTCACCATGATCGACAGCGAGACCTCGGAAGGTTTCCTCGATGAAGAAGACCGTTGGACCATCGACGCCGACGAACGCGCCCGCCTGACTGCCGCCCTTCAAGGCATTGAAAGCATTCCGGAGAATTTCCGCCCCGATGATTCCGCCTTGCAAAAGGCCTTCATTGCAGGCTCAGGCCAAGCCGCGATCTTGGGCTCCCTCTTCACCGGCGCCGCAGGCCTGACGTTTCTTGGCACTTCGATGGCCGGACAATCCTACGCCGGCCAGCGTCTCGAATCTCCCGAGGCCGACCGCGCGATCCAGTACGGCGCCGCCACTCTTTCCGGCACTGCCCAGGCCGCCACCGAAATTTATTTGACCAAGCTTGGTCTCAAAATGATCGGTGGCCGTCTCCCCGGCCTCGCCACTCTTTTCACCAAAGCCCGCATCACCGCGCCCGTTGCCCGCTCTCTCGCCGCCTTCCCTCTCGCCGCCGCCGGTGCCTCCGCCGTGGAATTCACCGAGGAGATTGTTCAAGACGCCACCGACAATCTTCTCTCCGACATCGCCAACGAGCTTTCCGGCATTGATCCGGCCACCGATTGGGGAGAATTCCTCACCCGCTGGACCACCAAAAACCGCACGACCGAGGAGGTCTTTTACGCCATCGTCCCTTTCGCTCTCATTGGCTCCGGCGTTGTCGCTTCTTTCCGACATTTCAAGCACGGCGCATACCTCCAACAGGCCACGCCCATCATGGCGAAGATGGGTTTCCGTTCCGACAAAATCAAAGAGATCCGCGAAGCTTCTCCCGAGGAAGCCGCCAGGATTGTCAGAGAAGAAATCAAGCACGTTAAGGAAAAAGCAGAAGACCGATCGAAAGCCGCCGCCGCTTCTCAACCGGCCAGCCAACTTGCCAAGGAAGCACCCAACCGCGCCGCCAAACAATTTGATCTTTTCCACGCTGGGGACCAATCCCTAACTTTCGAAACAATTTCAGTAGATCCCAGAAAAACCCGCCAAGGGAAAACTGGGACTTATGGAGGCCTCTACACTTTTGACAATCAAACAGAAGCAGACAATTGGAACTCTGACCTGGAAGGCAAAGAGGTTTTTGGCATCAAACTCAAAGATGGAGTCAAAATTGAGCAATATGACAAACAAATCGAGCGACTTGACCAAACCGAACTTGAAAATCTTAGGGCACAGGGAATCAAAGTAATTTCGGGCAAATCACTACTCGGAAAAAGGGAGATCGTTATCATCGACAAAACCGCCATTGCCTCTTTTGAACCTCTGAGCAAATTGCAATCTGACAATTCTTCTAAGACTTCCCAAGATGAAAGCGAACGATCCTCTGTGCTTGAAAGTTTCCGCGAGGCTGCCGAGCTTTCCCAAAAGGCCGGTTTCCCCATCCTTGAAACCGAACTCAATGAGTTCACCGAACAAGAGCAATACGTCCTCCGCCTGCCCGAGCAGGAAGAACAATACTTTGACGACGAGGAACAAGCCATCGAAGCCTGGCAAGACTTCCTGATTCAGCAGCAAAACGAAGTTTCCGCCGAGGTCATCCGCGCCGCAAACACCGACCTCATTTCCTTCCTCACCGAAGAATCACAACTTGCTTTTGGGACCAAGGTCCGCGAGCGCGACGTTGAAATGGACGCCGCCCGGGCCGTGAAAGAAGGCCTGGCCACGATGGAGCAAATCAAAGCCCGCGCCCGCATCTTCGCTTTGCAGGAAGGGAGCTCCACCGCACCCGATTTTGCGATCATGGCCCGCCGCTGGGCGGAGGTGACCACCCGGGGAATTTACCGCGCCACGGTGGAATACTACCGCGGAGCCAATCCTCTTAACATCCTAGAAGACCTCGCCGAAACCAACATCGACAAGGGGCTCACCATGGGAATGCTCGACGGCGCCGAGCTTGTTTCCGAACTCCGCGCCCTCGAGGAAGCCACCGGCAACGCATACATCGCCGACGATTACACCTACGCCGACACCGACAAAATGCCCCTCCTCGAGGCCATGTCAAAAGCGGGCGTGGAATACTTCATGGGGAACATCAAAAACGACATGATCCCCTCGACCATCCGCCGATGGTTCCAACAAATCCTTGCCGTCGCCGGAGCGATGTTCCGCCACGCCCGCACGCTCGCCCGATCCGAACCGCTGATGAAGGCGATCAAGGAAGGCCGCGTGAATCAAAAGTTTGTCGACCTCATCGCCGACAGCGTCGGATTGAATGAAGCCAACACCGAGGCCCGCTACCGCGCCGCCGAGCAGCAGGCCCAAGAGCAGGCCCTCAATTCCGACCTCGAAGAGATTTCCGACGTCCTCCGCGGCCGCCTCCCTCACCCCGACAGCATGGCAGGTGACCCCATGGCTTCCGAACTCCGCGTCATTCACGATGGCATGGTGAAGGTGAGCAAGCGCCGGAACAAGAAGGGCCAGCGCCTTCTCAACACCCGCAAGGCCGACAACTTCTTCCTGCCGCGGGGCGAGGTCGTTTCCATCGACGGCATTCGCGAGGAATTGAACGAGCGCGGATTCGACTTCGACACCGAGGCCGACATGCTCGCCGCCCTCGACGACTCTCTCTACCGCAACCTCAAAACCTACGCCGTAGGAACGATGGAGCAGGAGACGACCTATTCGATTTCTCAGTTCAGTACAGGCATGAGACCACCGAAAGGTGTGACCAGTAGAAAAACGGAAGCCCTGCCAGTTTGGAATATAGAGAAGCAAAAGGATAGCCTTCCAAAGGTAATCGCCAACAAAACACAGCGTGAGGCTTTCTTTAAAAGGTTGGATGATGCGCTGGATTGGCTGCGTGAAGACCCTTCCAAATTGGGAACAGCTGGAGGATGGGTGAAATTCTTGAGGAAAGCAGGGGTCTATGGGGAGGTTCCAATGCCTCCCACTGGAATCACGGAACTATTTGAAAACCCTGCTGGATACGCTGAAAAAGTTCGGGGGGCGTATCATGGGGACCTGGCTATTTCGGGAACAAACGCATCAGCAAAAGCGGGGTTAGACGGAACAAAGGAAATGCGTGAGCTTATCGGGGAAGGGAAAGCCCCTGCCCCTTGGACGGTTGCTCTGCATCATCTTTGGGGGATTCTTTCAAGAATGCTTCCACCCATCGATCAGGAGGGGATGTGGTTGCGCCTAATTGCTCACCGACCTGTTCTTGAAGCGATTCAGTC